TTTGTTTATGAGTTCGTGGATGTAAATAATGAGAAGTATGTAGAGTTCAAGGATAAATTCGGACAGGAACTTACTAAAAAATATAACGGTGAATTGCAGGATAATGAACAGTTGAAAGAACATGAATATAGGACTGTAAGAATGGGTTCATGGGTAGTTGGGACAGAACATATTTTTGATTGGGGAGAAAAAGAATATATTCCAAGAGATTTATATAATAAGCCAAGAATATCATTTCGAGGTGTAAGCCTTGCTAATCCGGCACTTATTGAACAGATGAAGCCATTCATAAAAGGATTTAACCTTTCATGGATAAAGGCACAAAATGCAATAGCACAGGCAGTAGGAAATGGACTGGCTGTTGATTTGGGATCACTTCGTAATATAAGTATTGGGAAAGACAGAAGTTTTGATCCTATGGAAGTTCTTGCTTTTTATCGCCAATCATCATTTCTGCTCTATAAAAAAAGTAATAGCCTGTCTGGATTTAACCGTTATGCAAGTCCTCCTGTTATTCCTATAAATAATGACATGTACCGTAATATTCAGGCACATTTTGAAGCTATGAATTTTTATATGCAGAAAATTGAGGATGTATCAGGAATATCTATGGTGGCAACAGGAAAATCGGCAGATCCGAATGTGGCTAAGTTCAATATGGAAATATCCTTGCAGGGAACAAATTCTATTATTAACGGGCTTATTCGTTCACAGACAGATTTACAGGAAGATGTTTCGGTGAATGTGTGTTACCGGATAAGGACTTACTGCCGGACAAATGAAAAGATACGAAAATCGTATGAGAATGTAATAGGTGAAAGACGGATGAAGGTTTTTGTTGATGCGGAGAAATCGGATGTTGAATATGGCATTAAGATAGAAGCAAGCAGTATAGATGAACGCAAACAGGCAATACTTTCTTTGTTGCAAATCAGCATTGACACGGCAGGAACAGGTGATGAAACAGGAAAATTGAGTGTTGATGAAGCGATAAAGATTTATGATATGATATTCCAGCGTCAGAATTTAAGACGAATAGGTCTTATATTAGGATGGATGCTGAAAAGGAAAAAACGTGAAGCAAGGGAATGGAAGATGAAGTTTATTCAACAGCAAAATGAGGGACTTGCCCAGATAGAACAACAAAAAGCACAGGCGAAACAAGTTGAATTACAGCATGAATCATTTATGGCTGACAAAAAATTCAGGGCTGATTTCATTTTGAAATATGGTGTCCCTCCGGAGAAAGCATTGAACGATCCAAACTTTAAACCACAGGAAAAAGAAACATAATAAATTTTTTGTAAATTTGTGTTGAATAAAAATCAAGTATAGTATGGAAACGATAGAACAAGTAGAAACAGGAAAAGACCCTATAGATGTTTTTATCGAAGGGTTACAAAGAAAGGAACAGGAAAATGATAAGTCAGATGATAAACCTGATGAACCTGAAGGCGGGGAACAACTCCCTGCCGGGGAAGTGGAGGAACTTAAATCTGATGAACAGTCAGAGGGAGAAGAATCTCCAGTTATTGAAGAACCAGTTAAAGCAGAAGAAAAACCTGCGGAGCTGACACCTGAACAACAGATTGAAATATTCAATAAGTTGACAGGATTGCAAATTGATTCTATTGATAAGGTAAAAGAATATTCAGGAATATTAACAAAATGGCCTGAATATCAAAAACATTTGGAATTATATCCTACGTTGGTTGATAAATTAAGGAAATCAAATGATATAATGAATTTTTTTCCTGATGAACAGACTTATAAAGTAGCACAATTAACAAAGGATGAAAAATATAAAGGGAAAGAAGCTGAACTTACGAAAGTGATGAGAAGTGATATTTCCCAAATGGATGATATGAATCTGGTTAAGCTATATGGTGGGCTGAATGCTCCTTCAAAAGTTAAGGATGCTTTCAGGTATATTCTGAAAAGAGAAGGTATAAACACCAAAGATGCTTACGATGAAAGTGGGAAATTTGATTTTGAAGAGTTAGATGACGAAGATAAGGATTTGTTTTATGGATTGGCTGAAAGGGCAAAAAAGGAGTTGTCCGTTATTGGCAGGGAAATAGAAGTTCCCAAATCTTTGCCTGATGATATTAATGCATTATTGCAACAGGAAGCGGATTCTATCAAGGATGACTTGGAGAAGATTCGTGTTGAAATAGTACCAAAAATATCACAGGTAATAGAGGGGATAAAAGAGATTCCTGTTGATGATGAGTTTAATTTTAAATTTGATTTGTCTGCGGATGAGAAGAATGATTATTCCGAATTTTTAACACAGGCGGTTTTATCAGGAGAATTTAATGTCAATACCGATGAGGGAAGACAAGATTTAAAGAAAGCTCTTATTGATGAAATTCGTTTGGATAATTGGGATAAGATAATGAAAGCCCGTGACACTTATTTAAAAGGAAAATATGAAAAGGCTTTTCGGGAAAAATATAATAATGAAAAGCAGCTTGATAAGGAAACTCCAAAGCCTAAAAGAGAAAAGACAGATGCAAGTCCACTTGTCTCCGCTATTGATGAAATGATTTATGAACGAAAATAATTAAAATATGAGTACAGTAAAAGGTGATGATGTGTTGACAGGATCAGTAAGAAGTGGTGCTTACACGTCAGCATGGCGTTATATAAACGAAGATGAGACCCTGAAACCACAAACCTACGGGGAGTTGGTGCAACTCTACGGTCAGGGTCTGCGCACATTCGACATCTGGATGTGGGCAAAAAGGTATATTGATATATCCACAAAAACAATGACCGTTCTTGAAGAAGGTCATTTCTGGGATACAATTGACCTGAATTTGGCAGTAGCTGTAAATGCGGCTGGTAATAACATTACCCTTCGCTCTTTGAAAGGCGGAGGACGTGTTGGATTTGTTGTGCATATTCCTGCACAATATCTTGCCAATACCAATGTGCCGCAGTCCTATCGCATTTCCACGAGGACTTATGCTGCCCCTAATTATACTTATACCTGTGAACCTCTGCTTGGAACAGAACAGGTTACTACTGAAATTCCGGTAGGGCAGAAGATTGTTGTCGGTGGTTCTATGTTTGCCGCCGGATCACAGCAACCAACAGGATTGGTGAATGACTACTACAGTCATACCCATACTACCCGTATTCTGAAAGAAACTTTCCATACGGAAGGTGGACAGAATGCGCTTAAAGAATGGGAAGACCTTGCTCAGTCATCTTATGGGAGTAAACTGCAAATGCGCAACATGGTGAAAACACAATTGCAATTGCGCCACCAGATTAATGATGCAGTGTTAATGGGTTATCCGAATGATAGTGCAATAACACAGAACAATAGGCATGGTGAAGCCAATGCAGTGCTTGGTGACTACGGACTTATCCCGTCAATGTACACTGATTCAATGATTCAGAACTATACGGGAAGTTATACTGAAGATTATTTTGATCAGTTGAAATTCTTGTTTGCCTCACAGGGTATTACCGGTGGAACCGGACTGTTCCTGCTTGGTCAGGAACTTGGACTTTCCATTGAAAATTCAGGGATGAAGTTTGTTCGTGAATATTCAGGGGGAACTGATCTTTATGATAAACTGAAAGGTATTGGATTTGGTATTAAAGAAGTTTTCAAAAATAACTTTAAGACTTACCTGACTGAAGTACAGGAATTCAATAACCCGACAACTTATGCCGCAGATGGTTATAACTTTGAATCTATGGGAATGATCTTCCCGGATAGCAAGGTTACTGCTACCCTGAATGGCTTTGATGCCAGTGGTATGAGTGTAGGCGGGAAGAAGGTGGCACTTAACCACCTGACTATTGGTTACTTGAATTATGGTGGTGAAAATCGTAAGATGATTGTAGCCAACAAAGCAGGTGTGAATGGTATGGGTATTCCGGCAAGTGATGATTACGATGACATGTCATTGTATATGCTTGTGGAAATGATGACTATTCTGCTTGCATTAAATCAGACTATTCTTGTTCTCAAAACAGACTGATGCTTGATTCTGTTAGGGTGGTGACTTCGGTCACTGCCCTTTCAATATATTTAAATTTTAAAATTATGGCAATTTATTTTCAGAACGACAAAATTTTAGAGCCGAAACAAGACGGCACTTCCCTGCAACGAAGATACTTCAAGGAAAGGGAGGAGTTAAAAACCTTGTTTAATAAGTTTCGCAAGAATGGCGATTCAAGGGCGGTTATTATCCTTAAAAGGGATTGGAAAAAACATTGGAACACAAAAGGAACATCTTACAAGCCTGCACCTCCGAGAGCTTTTCCGTTAAAGGCAACTATTGAGGATACAGAACTTGGATCAGTGACAGTAAGGTATTCAAAGCAACCTCCTGAAAAAACGGATACAGGCAGATTGATATGGCCGTTAGACCGTAATTCCATGATGGAAGAAATGAAATCAATATCAGAGGATCAACTTGATTTGGCTTGGTTTCTTTTACGTGCTTCCAAGTATGTTGAAAAAGGTATTTTTAAAGTTCACGATGAACAGGTTGAATTTGAAGGAGAATTTAAGAATATTCTAAAACAGGCTGATGCATCGAAAATATTATTTAGCAATGATGTGACCAGAGAAGATGTTCTTACTCTTGCTGAAATGATTCTGCCACCGGAAATGCAGATAGAAGGAGACACAAAAGAAATCGTTAGTGTAAGGCTTTGGGATATTGTTTCAAAAGGAGACAAAGCCAAGAAAGAATATAACTATGACGCACTTATCCGGGCAAATGAAAAGATGAAAAAGGCAGAAGCTGATTCTGTCATTAAAGAAGTTGGTAAACCTTTAATTTCTGTTGATTTTGAAGATGGAAGAACAATGAATGTACCTTCCCTAAAATGTCCTGCTGCAAAGAAGGATGAAAAAATGAAACAGGAAGCAGAAGTTTTTGATATTCCTGTTAAGGGATTATCCCGTGATGAGTTGTATTCTGTTATTAAATTTAAACAGGCATTAGATGACTAATTGGGATTTATATAAGCTGTTGAACTATATTGTCAACAAGGATGTTTATGCCCAAGCTATGAATGAGAGCGAGTTTGATGTTGAGTTAAAAGCAAAGAATATCAGGCATTTTCGTAGCAGATTGGGTTTGCCGGAAGGATACAGAACAGGCGCAGTTACTCAGGCTGTTGAGACAACGAAATTGAATCAGATTGATCTTGCACCCTTTTTAGTGCTTGAAACAAATGGTTCACCAAAAGTAATAACTGTGACAGGTGGTAAGGCAACAATTACGGGAGCAGCTTATATTCTTGATTTTTTTACTTCTACATCAAGGAGTTCAGAAATCATCTCTTATCAGGAAATTAGTTCAAGGGTGAATGACCCGCAGACCGTTCCTACAACAAAGGATTTATGTGCTTATATAATAGATGGCGGTCTGCGGGTCTATCCTTCAACGGTAACAAGTATTTTTGTAATGTATTATCGTGATCCTGTTGCACCTGTGTTTAAAATTACAACAAATGAAACTACACTGGAATTGGGATATGATGCAGTAAATAGCACAGAACTTGAATGGAGTGATGGTAATAAACTTGATATACTTCACATGATATTGCAGGATATGGGACTGAATATATCAAGGGGAGATGTTAGTCAGGTTGCAACAAAACTGGTCGAAACAGGTAAATAAAGATTTAAAGGTCTTTTATTATGACAAAGGCAGAACTTATAGCAAGTGTACAGAAATTGCTGACACGTCAGCACTTGACGCAGGATAGTTTGAAATTCATACATCCAAAGATTGTTGAAACAGAGATAGCCAAGGCATACCGGACTGTGGTGATAGGTTATTATGCCAATGATATTACTTTGATGAATGCAGACCTTGATTTATATGCAAAAAAGTACACAGAAGATATTGAGATTGATTCTAACGGTTTTTCTTACGTTGATTTGCCAGCAAGACCGATTGACTTAAAAAACAGCTTGGGATTGAGATATGTACGTCCTGTGGGTGGAACAATAAATTTCATACGGACACGGGAAAGTGAAATGGAGAATCTTCGTAAGCTCCCGGTTTATTGCTGTATGAGTGATGCCTATTATTATCTTGATGGCAATAAGATTATGTTTGATTTCCCTGTTCCTGAACACAATCTTGTGGAACAGGTATATATCAAACTATTGCCTGAATTTGAAGAATTTGATGAT